TTCCGCAATTATTGACTATCTTTGTAGCAGGTCGGCCTTGTGATAGCAATATTGCAGGGCTTTTTTATGTCAGTTCACCACGGTCGGACCGCCTCCCGGAATGATGTAGATCGGCGTCACCTGAACCGAAGGCCGTGAGGTCGTGGCGGGCTTCTTGTCTCCGATGGCCCGCAGTTTGCGCACCAGTGCTTGCAGTTCCTGCGCATCGAGCATATAGAGCAGACGCCCGCATATCCGCCGCTGCAGCAGGAAACGGTTCACCTTCGTCCAATCCTCGGGCAAAGCGTACATCCCGAGTTTCGTCAGGTGTGCCAGGACCTGCGACCGGAGACGCCGGATCGCGTCAGAGGCCGGGGTCGTCTTGGCACGGTGGGCAAACTCCATATATGCCTGCAGGGCGACGATCTCATTGTCGGTAAGTTCGTCATAGCTGCGGGCATCCCACAACGCCAGGATGTCCTCCCGATTGGGGATCAGGCGGCAGGCCGACATCAGGGTATTGATCCGGCGAACCTTTGCGCCGCGTTCGAATTCGGTCATTTTGTTACAATATTTAATTTAATCATGTTGCTCCCGGCGGCGGAATCGAACCGCCGCAGAAAACCGTTCGGGAATTAGGATTTGATTTTTTTATAAATCTCTCCGCATAAGAACCCGGCGAAAAGAACAAGGTAGATAAGAGGGATAATCCACATCGGGCATGTTACCCACCACCAGGACCAATCTATTTCACCGACCAATTTAAGAACGAAAAAGATAAGAAACATCCATTCCAAAAGTCCAAGTTTCATAGTTACATGCGGTTAAATGACGGTTCGATTCTGTGCCATACACCGCGCTCGTCGCGCTGGTGAAAGTAGAAGTTTATGGCGGTGCCGTTAACGACGTTGCTCTCTTTGAACAGTTGCATGATTTGCGAGTATTCGGGATCGCCGAACTGCGCCTCGAGATCATACAACTTGCTGATGGACTTGTAGTCCAGATCGCCCTTGCGGTTACGCTCCAGGAGCGTCATTGCCAACTGGTACATCGGATCGTCGGCCCCTTTCTCCCGTCCGCCGATCCATGCCTTCAGGAAGTCGATCAGCCGGGCGGCGGCCACGTCGGCCCGTTCGTCAAAGCATTTTACCCGATTGCATTTCACCTCGAGGCGGAAGTCTCCCTCCTGCACCGAGTAGCCGAGCTGGTCGTCCCGGCGCGTGGCTCCGTACTCCTGCATGATTTTTCGGAAAGCATCGGTCTCGGCCACGACCAGGTCGTAGAACTCGCGCACCCGGCCAGTGATATTGCGGGTTTCGGCTGCCATACGCTTCACGAAGTCGGCCCGCGTCTCCTCATAGTCCCGGCGCCGTTTGTCTGCGGCCTGGCGCTCCTCGGCCCGCTTCTGCTCGAGCAGCTGTTCCAGCTGGTCGGCGGTCATGTCTTTCAGTTCGTCCTTCATAGTGATATTGATTAAGAATTACGTTTGTCGGTGTAAGGTTCCCCGGCGATACTGCAATAGTCGGTCTCCATGTTATGCAGGCCAGAACGCATGTCTTCCAGGTCTTGCTCGATCTGCGCGATCCGCTCCGGGGACAGGCTGTCCCTGTGTTGCATCAGAAAACTTTCTGCTTTGAGAATGTTTTTACGGCGCAATTCGATCATGTATGAAAGACAGTCCAGACTTGCCGCCGATGATTTGGTTAGTTCGATGATCTCGGGCATACTGATTACGATTTGATGGTTTTGATCGCTTTCAGGGCCTCCTTCGAATAATTGTCGAGGAAGGTCTGCCGCATCGCATCCGCGACACTCATAATCTCGTTGATGCTTGCCCCGGTTTGGGCGACTGTCCCGGCAAACCTGCGCAATTCCGCGATCAGTTCCGGGCTGATTTTAATACCGTTTTGCTGTCCCATTGTTGTTGTTTTTCATTATGCCGTACATGGTTCTGAAATAGTCGTCCGTGAGCGCCACGCCGTCCTTGTGCGCGGCGATGATCGCAGGCTCGAGGTAGTCGTTGAGCTCCCGGTAATCGGTGCAGAGCTCGACGAGGATTTTGCGGAGGTTTTCATCCTTGACCTTATACATGAAGTTCTCGAATTTCCGGTCGATCGGCGGCAGAATAATCGTGTTCGCCTTCATCCGGCTTTTGAACTGCGGAACGCCGTTGACACCGCGCAGTTCGAGCCTGTCGAGCAGTTTCAGCAGATCGGCGGTTCCGGCGATCGCAAAGGCCGCATATCCCTTGATCATGTCATAGATGGCTTTATAGGCCCGGATACCCGGCAGTTTGGTGTTCTCACCCTCGTCGAGGATCAGCATGTTGCGCTCCCCGCACAGCGCACGGCGCCGGAACTCGGAACCGATCAAGCGCAGGCGTGCACCTTTCTGCATCGGCAGGTCGAGGTCGAGCAAGCGACCGATCTCCTCGAGGATGTCTCGGATGCCGTCCTCGGCGTTGATCGTCACACGAAACGTGTTGGTCGGATTGGCCTTGCAGTACTGGTCGATCGCCGTGGTCTTGCCGCAGCCTTTTTCGCCGATGATCATCTTCACGCCGCCGAAACGTGCGGTGCAGTTCAGATGCGCACGTTCGAGAGCCGAGATGGCGATCACAAACTGCGGCGTAGGCTCTACCTTCCAAAAGGTTTGCTCGATCTCGAAGCCGATCACCGATGCAAGCGTAATGAAATAGCGGTCGGCGATCTCCGTAACCTTGTCAGGGCCGGATTTGTATTCATAGACCCCGTTCAGCAGGTTGGAAAGATACGACGCACTGATTCCGCAAGTCCTTGCCAAGGCATTCTGCGACATGCCGTGCCGCTGTATGTACTGCTTGGCGGCAGTAATAATTTCGTCTTTTTTGATTTTTTCCATAAGGCGGTTATTTGATGTATTTTGACAAATCGGAAATGTGATTTTTGTGGTAGTCGATCACTGCCTGCTGTTGGACCTGGTCTACCTTCTTTCGCTCCCGCTCCCGGGCGCGTTGTTTCTTGGCCTCCAGCTTCGCGCGGCCCCGTTCATATTCGGCGGCGCTGATCTGCTCGTGCATGGCGTTGTAATCCTCCTTGGTGGCGTTGTCCCGGATGTTGAAAAGGTAATTCGGAGACAGGATGGCCTTCGCGCGGATCACATCATCGACGAACTCCTCCGTGATGGCGTCATAGGTCTCGCCCTTCTGTATGTGGTGCCCCAGGGCCCGCAGCCCATCGGGCGTAGCTTCTGCGTATGTTTTCGAGGCCAGCGGAGCCGGGGCACAGGTGAACATATAGACCCCGTCCGGCGTGTAAAGATCGGCCCCTTCGGCATCCCAATATACCGTTACCTTCAGATTCGGAGCGTACCCCATATGCCGGGCAATCAGGCCCACGGTTGCCGCATCCGTCGGGATGTCGAACTTATATTTGGCGCCCTGGCGTTCGACCTCGAGAATCGAACGCGCATAGCTGATGTCGCATTTCGACACCTCGCCCGTCACCATCCGGTAACGGCGCGCGTCGTACTGCCCGGCAGCCGGATTCTTGAACTCCCGGAACCATTGTTCCGGCGTCATGCCGCATTTGAGTTGCGTCGTGTTCCACTCACGGATCGCGTTGCCGAGCAGTTCCTGCGCCTCGCTGAAGGTCGGCAAAGACATAAGATAACGATAGTCCGGATTTGCCATGCTTTCCAGGCTCCGGGCATCCCATGAGGTTTCCGGGAGGTTGAAGTAACTTTTGAAATGGCGCTTAAACAGTCGGAAGATCATTTCCGCGGGGTTTGCTTGCGAATCGTGCGGCGCAATGGTGCGGTGATGGGCGCAGGCCAATGACAAAAATGCCTGTGATTCGGCCCCGGTATAGGCTCCGTGGTTGTCCGACAGGAAATCCATTACCTCGGTCTTGCCGTTATCAAGCAACGCCATGCGCATCGCGTCGCGCAGCATTCGAGGGTCCTCGGCGTGCTGACCCTTGCTACTGACTGCATAACCCGCTATGTAGCGACTGCCAGCGTCCGTAACAAGCATGGTGTACATCTTCATTGTTCCCCATTTGCCGTACTGGTCCTGATAGCGGTACGGAACGACGCCCGAACCGTCGGAAACCCACAGCGAATTGGCGTATTCGAGTGGCTTGGAGGGCACATAAGGCCGGAACGCGTTTTTGGCGTAGACCTTGCCGTGACGCTCGGCGGCGGACAAATATCGGTTATCCCATTTGTTGATGTAGTGCGTGAAGGTCGACAGCTTCACAGGCTCAATGTTCAGGCACTCCATGTCGTAGGCGTAGAGCCCGTAGAGCGTCTGTTTCGAATCCTTCTGCGAGCGGCCCGGATTGAGCCAGTAGGACATGATCGTCGCCTGGTGCGCGTCGTACTTCATCACCTCGCCCGTCGCGTAGTCCACGATCTCGGACTTGCCGAGGATCCGGCGGTTGTCGTTGCAGTACTTGCCCGACACCAGGGCTGCCAGCATCGCCTCCCCGTCGGGCAGGGCGGCGATCTTCTTCCGGAGCGATTCCGCGGATTTGATGCGGAAGCCCGTCAGGTCCAGTTTCTCGATCCGGGCCGCACAAACCTTGTATAATCCCGTCAGGGTTCGAAAGCCCAAAGACCCGTTTTCGATCAGGGCCGGGGCATTCTTCAGGAACCGGCACCACGCAGCGGCCTGTTGTAAGTCCCGCGCCCGTCTGGTGTCAAAAATATCCTTGTCTCCGATTGTGAAAGTCGAGAAATAGATGAAATCGTCGACGCTTTCGTAATTCTTCACCTTCTCATCCAGTGTGTCGACAATCCGATTCCGACGGGTACGGCTGCTGTCCAACTTTTGATCCTCGACGGCGCCGATCAGCTCCTCTTTCGAGGGCAGCAGGTCCCGGTAGCAGGTCGGTTTTCGGTTCGGGATATGGTCGTAGTCGTAGTAGTACTGCCCGCCCTTGCGGCCCCACCGCCAGGCCTTGCCTTCCTTTTTGCCCAGGAAGAACTCCGACTGATCGGCGACCTTCCGCCACGAGGGAGGAAGGGAGGATTTATAACGTTTGGTAGATACTCGTAATACTTCTTCATCCACTCCACATGCCTCGCATACCATACGCTGCGACACCCAGACGGTTTGCCCGTCGGAGGTCGCGCGTATCAGTATGTCGTTTGGCAGTATCATTAAAATCGTGTTTAAACCTGTTTAAATCCGTTGTTTTTTGTTGTGACCTTTCGTGTGTAGGCTTTGCATTGGTTTACTACTTTGTCCCTATTTTCACGTCCGGCTTGTGCGCCGCTCCAATTTGAACACCAATAATATGGTTGAAATATTGTCGGTGGGTGAGTACACCATTTACAAGTGCTACAAAGCATTTTTTACTTGTCTTGTTTTGCTCCCGTGTCGGTATCGCTCCGAAACAATGCCTTTGCATTCACGGGATTTTTAGTTAACTTGTGGGTGCAAAACCTTATTAACTAAATTTTATAATTATGGCTATATCTAAATGTCCTCGTTGTGAAGGAACCCGTTTTGAAATGAAAGAAGCGAATGTTAAAGACAGCCGATTTAAGCTAACATTTGTGCAGAGTGCAGCCTGTGGAACAGTTGTAGGTGTAATGGACTATTACAACATCGGTAACGCCATCCACAAATTAGCTGACGGACTACACATTGATATTAAACATTAGGTCGTTTCAGATTGTCGCACTCGCCATTGTCAAGAGCCTCTTTTAAGGCTGTTACGATATGGCCGATAACCTGTTCCTGAAGTTTTTCCTCGTTAAGAACTTCTCGCACGATCGGTGCGAGAAGTTTTTTTATCCATTTGCGTATCATAATCATTATGGTGGTATTAAATTGTTTCGTTTTAGATGGTATGTTGCATCTGATATTTGAGCATAGCAGCCATGGCTTCGCTGCGTGTAGAACGTACAACTTGTTTGATCCTCTTTCCGTGAGCGCAAATCTGTGCCCGATACACAACCCGCAGTCTCGCTTTTTCCGGGCAGGAACGTTTATAAATATAACTGTCTAACCACACACCTGTCGAATTTGAGGTGTGCTTTCCGTGCTGCTCTTGTGAGATCTCCGACAACTTGCCTCTTGCTGACGATTGCAGAGAGGTTTTTTGTACGATCGATATTCAAGGGTGCGTTTCGAGGATTGCCGAGACTGAAGCTGCTTTCCGTGCGTTTTGCGTACAGAAACATCTTGCACATATCGAGGATCTCGATTTTTACCTGCACATTGAGCCTTTACAAGGTCCCGATAATGCTGGAGTTGATTGATACGTCGGTGCAGGGTCCCAGATCTTCTGGTCTCCCGGTTTCTATCCAGCGTTGTCCTGCTATTAACATCATGTTGGCCAAGTGCCGTTCTGTTGTTGTCATGCTTGTAATTGTTTAAACGTTAGTTTTGCTGGTTCCGTTCGGCGATGATCTGCTCGGCGATCGTCAGAACGCGCTCACTTACACCGCGACCCATGATCACGTAGGAGACCCACACCGGATGCACGCCTGCGAGGCGGGCGATATGCTTCTTATCCCCGCGCCGGAGACCGTTCCGAATGGCCTCAAGTCGTTTTTCTCGGTTTTCTGTGCTCATAATCAAAAAAATTGAATACTTTTGTGTTGTAAACTTTACGCAAATATAATAGAGTTATCTCAATTATGCAACAAAATAAGAGAGATTTTTCAGTTATAAAACGCAGAATTTCGCAATACCTTGAATTAAAAGGTATTACAAAATATGCTTTTTATAGAGATACTGGAACTACAAACGGTGTTTTAAGCCAACCAAATGGTATCTCCGAAGAAAATCTATTGAGATTTCTCTCATATTATAACGATGTAAATCCTATTTGGCTGTTAACTGGAGAAGGAGAAATTTTGCTTTCGAAAACTCCGGAATTTGGGAACAATTCAAATGTACCCAAAATTGTTCCCAAAAATGTTCCAATACGAAAACTCCGGAATTTGGGAACAACTCCCGAAGACCTGAAAGAAGAGGAAAGTTTCGAGAAGAATGTCGCAGATGTCGTTGTAGATAAGGTTTTCAAGTTGCGAACCGATCGTTTGATTGACCGCCAGCAGATACCTATATATGACATGGAGGCCGTTGCTGGCCTTGTTCCGCTGTTTGCAGACCAATATAGCCAGTCGATCGTCGAGGTCATGGAGACGACACTGATCCCCAAATGCGACGGAGGACTGCGCATCGTAGGGGATTCGATGTACCCGCTGCTGAAAAGCGGTGACATCGTATTTTACAAGCAGGTACATGACATCATGTACAGCATTATATGGGGTGAAATGTATCTGATTTCGTTCGACATCGACGGAGACGAGTACGTTTCGGTGAAATACCTGCAAAAATCAGATACACCGGATCACATCGTGCTGGTCAGCTATAACGAGCACCACAAACCGATGG